TTTGAAGGCTTCTATCTTGCCAGATATCCACTCGAAGGGAGCCAGGAGGGCGCTTTTTATACCTTCGCCTATCTCTGTGAACTTCTCCACCACATTATCCTTGATCTCTCCGAGCTTTTCTTTGATATCTTCGACTTTGCCCCTCGCCCAGTCTATGACTTCTATGATCTTGTTCTTGATCTTCCCGGCGATATCCTTAAGCTTGTTCCATACAAACTGTATGCCCTGCCATATCTGCTTTCTGAATTTGATTATAAGCGCTATGACTATCGCTACTGCGGCGACTATAGCCACTACTGCGATGGCGGGTAAGCCGGTTATGACTGACACCACCATGATTATGATCTTCAGTACGGATATCACCTTGCCTATAAGCCCGATGATAAATGTTATCTTTGGTATTATGATACCGATGACCGCTATAACCTTGCCTGCGATCATGAGCACCGGGCCTATTGCGGCCGCGATGAGTCCGATCTTGACTATGAGATCCTGCTGCTCGGGCGATAGGCTGTTGAATTTATCTAAAAGAGCCTGGATCTTATCGGCGGCAAGCGATATATACGGCGCGAGCTTTTCGCCTATGGTGGTAACGAGCACATCCACGCTTGATTTTATCTTTTCAAGGGATCCGCCAAAGCCGCTCATCATAGCGTCTGACATTTCCGCTGCCGTGCCGGTCTTTTTGAGTTTTTCTGCGAGATCTTCAACGTCTGAAGGTGCTGTCTGGATGAGCGACAGCCATGGCGCCATCTGGTTTTTTCCGAAAATAGCGGCTGCTGCCGCCTCTTTTTCTTCGGATGTGAGTGTTGAAAAGGCTCCTGATAACTCCTTCTGTAGGTCAGTCATCTCCTTCAGGTTGCCGTGTGAGTCAAAAGCATTTATACCCAGCCTCTCCATCCATGCCGCGCCAGACTTTGCAGGTGAGGCCAGTCTTGCTATGCCGGTTTTAAGTGCGTTTGCGGCCACACTGGCATCTGTTCCAGCGTTTGCCATAACTCCCATGGCCAGCGCCGCATCCTCTACATCCTGGCCGGATGTCTTGAAGATAGGAGCTGCCACGCTCATAGAATCTGCCAGGGAATTTACATCCAGGGCAGAATTGTTACAGGCGTTAGCGAATACGTCTGCATAGGTTGCGGCTTCGTCTGCATTTGCTCCGAAAGAGTTCATGGTTGCCATAAGCCCGGCTGATACGGTTTCAAGGTCTCCACCTTCACCGGCCGCAAGTGCCATCGCCGGTGCTAAAGCATAGGCCGCCTGCTCTGCATCCCATCCGCCACGGGCAAAGTTTAGAGCGGCCTGAGCGGCATCATCCATGCCGTACACCGAATTTGCCGCTGCTTTTTTCATTTCCTCGTTGAGGTCAGCGGTCGCCCACTTGGCTTTCCCCATTGTGGACTCTACCAGCGCCATGGTTTTATCGACTTCTGCAAACTTATTTACTGCAACAGTTCCTAAGCCTACCAGGGGCACTGTCACGCCTGCCGTAAGCCCTCGGCCTACGGCGCTCATTTTGTTTCCTACTGCCTGAAACTTCGCGCCTATGAGTGTGGCCTTGTCCTGTACGCTTTTTGATGTCTTATCGCTTACTTTCTGTATCTTTTTCAGCTTATTTGACATCTGATCGTTTAGTTTTAAGACTGTTGTGACTGTTCTTGAAGCCATATCGTGCACCTTTACATATTATCGGGGATGGCCGGATCCTCTGCGACTTTTTCCCAGATAGACTGCCACTCCTTATATGCCTCTTCTAACAATACTCTCTCTGCGTATGTCGCTTCGAGCAGTTCTGAAAGCGGATAGCCTCGCGTTACAAAAAACTTGCACGCCACCAGATAGCCGTCCGCGTTTATGCGTTTTTTATTTCATTTTCCGCATTTGCAAAGAGTGAGTTCATATTGCAGACTTTATCGCCAACCTCTAAAATGTCAGCTGAGTCCATGATCTCAAAAACCACATCGACGGGATCTCCCACATCTAACTGCTCATAGAGCTCTTTATCATGGAGCTGGTCACAGCATGAGTAGATGATCTTCGCCATCTCGTCTACTATGGTCTTTGTGTCCTGATCGTTCTTTATAATGTTTATCATGTCAAAGACGATATCGTCTGACGGTCTCTTAAAAAGCAAGGTTCCGCCGAGTGACGGTATCTCTATTTCTTCCGTTTTCAAAAGTTCCCGATCTTTCCGCTCTTTAGCGGCGATCAGTTGCTCCAGCGTGAGTCGCTGGAGCTTTTCTTCTTTCGCCGTACTCATAAAGTGTCCCTCCTATTATGAGAAATGGTCATGCTGCAAAGCTGTTGACCTTAAACTTTGACGCATTGAAAGGAATCTCTTCCTCGACCACGGTCTTTGCCTCTGCGTTGAGCAGTGCGATTTCTGTGATCTTTGCGTTCTGGATGGTGACAGACTCGTTTTTGCCGTTTCTCGACAGGTTGACGCCTGTGATAACGAGCTCGGGGATCTCGCCGTTTGAGACCGCCTCGCAATAGAGCGCGAGCACCCTTGAATCTGTCTTTTTGCGGGTGATGGTACCCTCGATGGAGTATCCGGTATACTCATACTCGGTGCCGTACTGACCGCAAAGCTCGATCTCCTCATAGTCGAGGGAGATCTTTGCCTCCGCTTTTGTCAGTGTGGCGAGGAGCTCACCATTAAAATATACCTTCTGATCGTTTCCCTTTAACATGGCATCCTCCTTAGTTCAGGTTTACTGTCATCTTCAGATCCTGAATGGACTGTAAGATCTGGACATCCGATGCAATGAATACCTGCCGCTTAAACGGCGTATTCTTTACTTTGTCATCGTCCCATCCTGCGGCCTCCGGGTTTACGGCTGCCCATGCTGCACGCTGAGCGGCTACATCGATCTCGGCTGTGTTGGGGAATTTGCCATTGAGTACATCTTCCTCTTCGAGCCTGTCATAGTAGTTGCCGATAGCTCCTAAGAGCTGCATCTGGTTGTCCACGGAGTTCTTCATCTGTCCGCTGTACTCGTCACGGAAGACCGATTTGATATCTGCGCGGATCATGTCGGCCGCCTCTGCAACCTCGATGTATCTCATATCCTCGATCTCGTCGCCGTTTTCCGCTGTGCCGTCGAAGGTTACCAGTGTGTTTACTGCGGTACCTAAACGTACTACGCGGTCACTGCCCTTCCAGTCGTTATACAGGATGATATTTCCGTTGTTTATCGCCGTGTCGGGAGATGCTACATCCGTCACTCCTGCAAGTGCTTTTATGACGGTGCTGGAAGCGCCCTGGACGTTTGCCCTTGAAAGTATCGCACAGAGCAAGGGCAAAAGCTCTACTGTTGTGTACGTGTCTACTGTAGATCTGTCGAGCGTGCCCTGATAGATCCTGCCGTAGTCCCATGCAGAGTCAAAAGCAATGCTCTGTACCTGCACGTTTTCCACATACTTGCTATCCTGTGAAGATGTGCCCGACACAAGGACATGGTATGTCTTTTTCGACTTCGCCCATGTGCAAAGAGCTGTGTAGTCTCCTGCGGTGGAGCTCACTATCGTCACGCGGCCACTCGGATATGCGCCCTCGATGGCACCTGTTGCAGCGCTCATGGCGGCGTTTGTATCGATAGTCACGATGACAACCTTTGCAGGGTTGACGGTGAGCATATCGGCGATACGTGCCGCGTTGGCATTGCTCCAGCCTGAAAGATCACTCTCCAGGTCTACTTCCTGGATGGAAGTGTCCACGGGAGTGTAATCGTTATCTACTGTGGTGCCTTCTTCTCGCACAATGAGGATAGCCGTGCCCCGCTCCGACCTCTCGATAAAAGTCTGGGCGAGCTGCTTAAAAGCAATGACGATCTGGGGTAATGTTGCACCCATTTTTCTACCTCCTTAGTTTGTGTGTATTGATAGTTCCGTATCCAGTTTCTCCATGACTTCCGCGTCTGTCTCTCTGCCGTCAAAATCTACTACCTCATAGTCTATGAGTTCGTAGGACAGATGGAGCACGCCGCCGGTATCGCCGTATCGACCGCTCTCACAGTCTATGTCCGTCACTTCGAGGCCTTCGATACCTTTAAGGAACCGCGCCTCTATGAGTTCCTGAAAATTGTTGAGTTCTACTTTCCATTTTTTAGGATCTGAGGCAAAATAGTACAGTTCCTCGGCTACGGTTGTGACCTTTAAGCCTATCTCACGGCTATAGTGCGCGTCATATTCGGTCTCACACTGGCCTCTTTTCTCGTCCTGTGTTTCCCTGTCGATAGGCACTATCTTGACATCCTCAAAGTCGGATCCGTCGAGCGCTTCTCTATATGCTGCGACTGCTGCCGCGTGTATCTCGTTTACTGTCATATCATTTACCCGTCAATCCGTTCTCGAGCATTTGTCCTACAAACACCAGAGTGTCGTTGTAGAATTTGCCCTGGAAATGTTCGTTTGCATTTTCGTAGATGTGAAAATCAGTGGCCCTGTATCCAGTGAATCTTCTTTTGCGAGTCAGTATTCTGTGACCGTATTCTATGAGGTGTGTGTGCGGTGCTGTTCTATGGTCAGCTCGGATCTTAACTCCGTAGCCGCCTCTTGCGTTTCTCCATGCCCTGGTGCTTTTGACGCCTTTGAGATAGTTTCCGGTCTTCTTCTTGATAGTGGACCGCGCCATCTTCTTAGTTGCCGTTCTTAACCTGCCGCCTTCACGCCTCATGAACTTTTTACACTCTTTCGGCATTTCCTTTTCGACAAAGTCGAGAATGTCAAGATCGAACTTATCCCACTCGCGCACATCCAGATATACGCTCTCGTTCATATCGCCATCTCCATGACTGTATGGATCTCTACAAAGCGCTGGTTATTGTATACCGGCATCCAGTACCGCACATCGTATCTCTGGCCGTCATACATGATGACCATGGCCGGGTCGAGTCCTATATCATCCGCCTTTTCCTTTCGGATGCGGATCTTGTGAGTGATAATGGTCTCTACCAGGTCGCCGCTCATAGATGGGTTTGAGCCTGATACGGGTATGATCTGTGCCGGCACATCTTCCGCCACGACTTTTAGACCGCTCTGGATATCTTCTCCCAGCTCGTTCGTGTCGCTTTCCACTTCGTAAAAGTCCACCTTACACCTTAAATCTCCCGCGTTCATTCTTCTTCCTCCGTGGTGGGTAGGTAGTTGTTTGAATGTAGCGACAAAATACTCTCTATCGCCGGGTTGTTGACGCCCTTATCGGTGTGGCTGGTTCTCTGATCGTAGTAGTCAGATATCAGCAAAAGCACTGCTATAGTCACATCCTCGTATGCGTCCAGCTCTGTTGCTGTGTGCCCCGTATACTTCTCGGCGTAGCTTATAGCTGCATCCTTTAAGGGCGTCAGTAACAGGTCATCCGAATCGATGTGGACATATTCTGCTATGGTCTGAGGTGTAAGTTCACTGATTTTCATTGCATCTCCTCAATTCCCGGGGCAAAGCGCCCCGGGTGATTTTTATTCTTCAGCCTCTCCGGCCATAAGACCGGCATTTTCGAGAGCAGTCAGGATCTCGTTGATCTTGTCGATGGTGTCGGCTGAGCTTGCATCGTCTGCCAGAGTTGACACGCGGAGCGCCTGGAGTGGAAAGTTTTCCACCTCTGCTCCTTCGCCAAACTCCAGAGTGCCACCGATGAAGGTCTTGTCGCCGCCCGGCTCTCTATAGTTCTTTGTGTTGTAACCAGACATAAGCTACCTCCTATCAGGACTTAACCTTAAGGCCTGCGAGCATCTGAGCGTTCTGTACCTTTGCGTCAAGCTCTACAAAGCCGATGATCTCGACTACATGCTGTGCTGCCTTGACCTCGCGAAGTACCTCAATGCTGACTTCCTCGGATACCTTTACTGCGAGTCCCTTCATGTCACCATAGAAGATGCAGAACTTTCCGGCATTTGCGCTCTTCATCTCGAAGACATTGTCGGAGCAGTAAACATCCTTGCCGAGCAGTGTATATCCCCAGCGTGAGTTGAGGTCGCGGTTGAGGAGATAGTTTCCGTCGCCGTCCTTCAGCTTGCGGATCTGGGTACGTGTCTTCTTGTTCATGATCCAGTACGCATCGCGCTGGTACGCGTCAGGAATAGACTCCTGGAGACCGATGAGCTCGTCGAAGGTTACCTGTGTAGCGGAGGCGGTGCTGTCATACTGGGTGATACCAGCTGCCATACCGTCCATGCCATTAGCGTCTCCGTAAAGGAGCTGACCTTCGATCCATGCTGCGATAGCCTGGGCCATCTTATTGATGACAAAGCCAACAACATCGAAAGAGCTGTTATTGATGAGGCTCTTTGACACATCGACCAGAGCGCTTGCAAGGAAGCCTGTCAGGCTGATGTTTGAAAACTTGCCGGTGTGGCTGTCTGCTGCCTGGAACTCCGTAGCATAATCTACGGTGATGTGGTCCGTAGACTCATCCCAGTAGGGAATGGTAAGGGTCCCCTTGACGTTATAGCGGTCAGCATCCTGGAAAAGAGGGCTGATCTCTACGATCTTGTCGATGATCTTGTTGGCGATGGATGCAGGGATAACTGCGCCGTTATCGCCCTTTTCCATGTCTGTAGGTGACTGGTTGATATCGCCGGTGCGGATAAGCTGCTCAAAAACCTTGATATCCTTCTGCTCCGGTGTGAGGTTTTCAGGTACCGCTACCTGTACGGGCTTCATAGCCTCGACCTTCTCGATAGCATCGAGGGATGTCTGAGCGCTCTTTGCCTCTGCCTCTGCTGCCTCGAACTGTGCGACCTCATCCTCATTGAGCTCGCGGTTCTCGGACTGTGCCTTGGAGACGATGCTTGTCATCTTCTCCTGGAGATCGTTGATCTTCTCCATGAGTTCTTTCTTGTTCATGCTTTACCTCCTGAACTTTTTTATCCTGTTTTCCCATGCGGTATAATCCACCGGCTCGGGTGTTACCTTTTCCGGCTGGTTCTCTGCCTGAGCCGGTTTTTGCGCCGGCGCATTTTCCGGCTTTTTGATAAGTTGCTGGGGTACATGCTTGTACCCGAATCTATCGAGAATGTCTTCGCTCAGTGAGTTGTTGACATCCTTGATCTCGTCAATGATGGTGATATTGAAGACATCTGCTGCCTTTTCGGCCGACATCCAGCTTTCCTTTGCTATGAGTGCCTTTAGATCTTCGATATCGCCTTTTAACTTTGACTTATACAGCGGCATACAGGTTGCGTCCTGTATGGCCTCTAAGTCTTCTGCGGCTTTCAGCATATCGTCAGCATTGCCTATGCAAAGGCTCCACGGCTTGTGTACCATAAGCATGGTGCCTGAGTACATGTTGACCGTGTCACAAGCCATAATGAGGAACGATGCCGCGCTGGCGGCGATCCCGTCCACATAGGCGTTTACTGTTACGCCTCGCTGTATGGCTCGTCTGATCTCGCTTGTCATGGCTACTGCCGCAAAAACGGATCCTCCGGGAGAATTGACAAAGATATCGACGGTCTCGCCCTTTTCGGCTGCCTTTAAGGGTTCAGCCAGATCATCCGGTGCGAATCCGTGCTCTATATCATCCCAGTCTCTCCATTTCTCCTGTACGATCTCGTCATAGATATAGACTTCACTCATCGGGCTCTTCTCCTTTCTCGCTTCCGTTTTCGGACTTTTCGCCCTCTAACTGTCTGCGTTCTGCTGTATCGGTATTCGGTACATAGAAACGGTCTCTGTCCAGCTCTCCGTCGAGGCTGTAAAGTGCCGCGTTCAGACCGATATTGAGCACATCCATGCCCTCTATGGCTTCGAGGTTTTCCATGCCACGGATCTCGTTTATCGTTATCCATCCACTATTCTTCGCTTCACGGTACGCCTCAAAGCGTTCCTTCATGGAAGCTTTCAAAAGCTCTGAATAGTCAGCCTCCCAGAAGTGGTCTGCTTTCTCTTTTTCCTGCAAAAGGACTTTGTTGAGTGCCGCTTCAAAAGCGGTACCTATCGGCAGTATGGCGCGGCGGATAAATTTCTCCTGATCGTCAGAAATATGGAAGATGGCGTCTATCTCTTTGTTTAGGGTCTGCTTTGTCTCGTCCATCTGCATTTCTGCCGTGCTGGATGAGGTCTCCTTAAACTCTAAACCGCTATTGAGGACTATCGCCCTCTCGTTATCGTTGGAGTATAGCCTGCGCCAGTTCTCCTTTAAGCCGTTTAGCTCTTCTCCCTCGATCTTCTGCTTTGTCTGTATAAAACCCTTCTTGCTTCCGCCCTTTTTGAGTATCGCTCTCTGGTACTTAAGTGCCTCATACGATACCTGAAGGGCAGTATTTACTTCTTTAACGATGCTCTCACCGGCTATGCCGTCTCTGGAATTTCTCAAAAGCTTTATAAAATTAAAGTCGTCGTACCTTCTTGCTGCCACGGCTATATAATTTGACCGGTGCAATGGGTCAAAATCTACTGTAAAAGCTCCTACATCCTCGCTTTTGACATAGCGCAAAGCCGTGACATGATTCCCGGACTTGTCGATATAGGCATACCCGCCGCCGTTGTCGCTCAAAAAATAATCTTCACACATTGCCTTTTTGAGCATGTAAGGATCCACGGTATCGTTCGTGTCATTGTTTAGCAATATGACGCGAGGATCATCATCCAGGCTTATGATCTTCTCTCTTCCGTCTTCGTCTTTTATCCGGTGGTATAGCCTGAAGGGTATCGTAGCAAAAGTGGAGGATATGATATCGATATCTGCTGCCACCTGCGGTATGTTTATGATCTGCTCCCTGGTCAACATCGCTCCGTCACAAAGCAACGCTGATAAAAGGTCGTTTCCGCCCAGTATCGTTTCTTTTTGCTCTTTTTTCTGCCAAAATCTGTCAAATATACTCATTTAGACCACCTGTGATACAAAGTTATATGAGTTCAATATCTGATCCTGCTGGAGCAGATACATGGCATTTATGAGGGATACAACCATATCCACCTTGCCGTTTGATTTTTTCTTGTTTACATACCGGTTCATATTGGTGTCAAAAGTGCATCTCGCGTTTTGAAAATTTATCTCCAAAAGCTTATTTTCTGTATATGCAAAGTCTCCGTTCATGATCTTTTCATACAGGAGCTTTGTTGCCGGGTGCAATACACTGGAGTGCTGCTTTATCTCCACGGTTTCATATTTAGCCTCCCACTTCTGGGCGGAGCTCATGGCGTTGTACCGGTCAAAACCTATGGAGACTATATTCACGCCGTAGGTTTCTTCGAGCTTAAATACAAACTCTTCTATCACGCCATAATCTACGGTCGCACCTCCACATGGTATGCACTTACCGCTCTCTATGTGGAGGTTGTAGTCTGTCTTTTCTGATACGCTCTTTGACTCTATCCGGTCCTCCGGGATAAATGCGAAACTCTCCGCGTATACCTTGCCGTCTTCTTCGGCAACAAAGGCCACCGAGGTATTATCGTTCGACATTGACAGATCGACGCCTACCCATACCTCCCGGCCTTCCCAGTCGATCTCCTTTACCTTGCACTTTTGTACTTCCTTGACATCTATAAAGGTCTCCGACTCCGAGCCTGAATAGATGATATTGCAGTGCTTTGTGAGGAAGTTCGCTCTGGTGCTCTCCATGGCTATAGCCCTGTTGCGCTTTTTAACAAGATCTTTCCAGATTAGCTTGTTATTCCACGATACGGGGTTTGCCTGCTTTAGTATGGTGTCGTCTGTCTCCCAGTGCTCAGTGTCATCCGGCTCAAACAGTAAAGCAAATACTGTCTCGTCGTTTTCGATCCCGTCCAGTATTTCCTTCGCGTATTTGACTTCTGACTCGAGCGGGTTATCAAAGTTCGTGTACTTGGTGCTTATGATAAAGCCCAGCTTGTTTAGTATATTGAGCTGTCCTGATCTCATGGCCTCGATGGGGTATGATGAGGGCAGTGCTCCGACTTCGTCTGCCAGGAAAACATTCGGCAGTCTTCCATCCATCCTGCTTGTCGAAAAATTCAGCGGTATAAACTGCGACTTCGTCGGTAAAAATTCGATGTAATCTCTGGTGAGCTTGAATCTCTTTTGATCCATGTATTCATAAAGCAGTGGGGACATCCTCAAAGTATCCTGTACTGCGTTTTTGACTTCACGGGACAGCGCTCCGTCCGGTGCCACGCTGTAAAACTTTGACAGCGGCGGCTCCAGGATGAAAAGCAATAAAAACAGGGTGCCTACCGTGTATGTCTTAAAGTTCTTTCTTGCGATCTCTAAAAGTATCGTTTCGTAGCGCCTCTTTTTAGGATCCTTCCGGTGGACTATCGCGAGCGCCGCGATATATAGCATCCACTGGTAACCTTCTGAGCACTCATACAAAGTCTGACCGGCTTTAAGTCCCTTCGGCATGATGGCCAGCTTTAAGATCTTCTCGATCTTTGTTACCATCTTGTCATCGACTTCGTATTTTCTGTTTTTGCCGGTCGCTATCTTGATGAAGTCCTTACACTGTAGCCTGACATATTTTGGTGCCGGACTTCTCTTTCTCGCACACTTGCGGGCAAACTGTAAAGCTGGATGGTCAATCGACAGTGCCATTGAGTAAGTCCATCAGGGGATCGTCAGGCTTCTCTCCCTTGATCTCTGCGAATCCTTTGATTATCTTCGTCAGTGTTTCCACTGTCTTATTTGCCGATGCCACAGCCTGGTTATAAGCCGTGATAACCGGGTTGATAACTATGTTTTCCCTGCCCTTGACGTATTCTTTGCTGATCGTAGTCTCGCACTTGTCTACCTCGACCCGTAGCCGCTCCACAAGTTCTACCTGCGTCTCGTACCGGTCCAGTGTTGACAGGAAAAAAGCCTGCTGCTCGGCATCCATGGACTCTGTTTTCTTCCTGATCTCCTCGAGCTGGGTTTTGAATTTATTAAAACTCGTCTTAGGCCTTGCCATTTCGTCATTCCTTTCCAAAATCGTCACATACGCATACGCCGGTGTAAATTTAGG